ATTCATGATTGAAAACGTCGATTGCAGCTTGGGGTGCGGCGGTACGCTTCATTTTCATCTCCATGCCGCTGGTAGCGGCTCACCCGGATAACGCTCCGGGCTAGCGGTTTAGTGGGATATTGCACCGATTCAGGCCGCTTGCGGTATCTGGTTGCTTGATGGTGAGGTCAGTCTGGGTCATGCGCTCAACTCCGCCAAAAGGGCATCATCGTTTGTATGGCTGGTCGCCTTGCGCTTACGGATCGTGTATCCAGCCGCGTGTAAATCGGCCTTGAGCGCATCCAGTTGGTAGGCGAACACCTTAGCCGTCCCGTCCGTCATGCGGAGCAACTGCCCCATAGCTTGCTCGCCAGCTGGGCTCTCTGGAAGGATCAAAGCAAACATTCCTTCGATTCGATAGCTGAAATCCATTTCATTCCTCCATAGCCACTGGTTGCGGCTCGATGTATCCACAATGCGCCTATCCTTATATGAAGTCAACTAAAATCGTATGACTCTCTAGAATCTTTAGTAACTATGCTTGGTTCACAACCCTTGCGACCTACTGCTGATTGAGGACGAGGGGAAGACGCGCTATAATCACATCCATGTCAGCAGGACGCCCAAAAGCGCTTTACGACGACGCTCTCGCAAACCGCGTATGTGAGTCAATCTCTTCTGGCATGTCTGATCGACAATCCGCTGAAAATGAAGGATTTAATGAATCATGGTTGAGAAAATTGCGCGCTAAGTTCCCTGAATTTGAGGCGCAATACATACGTGCGCGGGAATCTCGTGCGGAAGGTTATGCCTCTCAAATCATAGAGATAGCCGACGAAATGCCTACTTGCGAGGTTCCTGATCTTGATGGCGGAGTGAGCGTCCGCGTGGATATGGCAGGGATACAGCGCAATAAGCTCCGTGTAGATGCGCGAAAGTGGGTTGTTTGCAAGCTGCTGCCTAAGGTTTATGGCGACAAGACGGCTATCACTGGCGATGGTGGCGGTCCAGTACAGATCATCACGAGCATCCCTAGGCCGCCTAAATAGGGGCGCAACGTACCCATATATGGTACAATGTACCCATGAGTAAGGTAAGGCGAGAGATGTGGCATTGCGACTTGTGCGGGTGGGAGTGGATGCCCGATAGCAACGCTAAGCCGGCGCGGTGCCCTAACCGGGCTTGCCGGTCTCGCAAGTGGGATAAGTTGGAGCGGGGTGGCGAAATGGCAGACGCTACGCCAAAGTGCGAAGGCATGGATCATCCCAACCATGCAGGTTCGATTCCTGCCCCCGCAACCAAATGCACTCAGACTGGCCACACCGGCTTTCAACGTGCGGATGGCTACTGGTGCACAGCTTGTCGTAAGATGTACTGAGAGGTGATCTATGCCAGCCTACAACACCCAGCCTATACCCACTCCCAAGCCTGCGCTCTACACCGGCGACCAGTACGCTCTGGTCAACAATGCGGCAGTCGATAGCGGGATTCTGGCGACTCAACAGGTGGCCATTGCGCCGCACCAGGCAGACTCGGCGACATACTGTACCGTGTTCAACGGCACCAACCAGACAGTGCAGATGCAAGCCGCCCCATCGGATAGCGCTTCGCTGTACGCATCTCTTGGCTCGTCTATCGCGTCTGGTGCGCTCGCTACGATCTCGTGCGCTGTGCCGTGGGTTCGCGGCCTGTTTACCACGGCTCCCACGACCGGCAGCCTTGTCATTTACCACGGATAGCCTATGCTGACCGGCGCTGACCGCTTCATCATCGACACGCGCAAGATATACGATCCATACCCGTTCCAGTGCCGCTTCCATGCTTCAGCGGCACCATACGGGTTTACGGGCGGCGCTGCTGGACCAGGCAAGACGCTATCGATGCTGATGGAGCAGTTTCAGGCCAGTAACGAATTCAGCAATGAGGATGGTCCTAAAGTTCACACTGTCCTGTTCCGGCGCACGTTCCCAATGCTTGAATCTACGGTGATTACGCGCTTCCGTGAGACGTTCCCAAAAGAACTTTACCGGCAGTACAACGAGGGCAAGAACCAGGTCACTTGGCTCAATGGTGCCACAACCAAGTTTGGGTCGATGCAGTATGAGCATGATGTGTGGGGTTGGCAAGGCCAGTGGCATCACATCGGATATGACGAGTTGTGTGAGTTCACTTTTAAACAGTGGAGCAGTACGGCGGCGTGGAATCGCTGTCCAGTAAGCCGTGCTTGCCGCAAATATGGGGCAGGGAATCCCATCGGTATCGGCGCAATGTGGGTAGAGGATTTGTTCGTTAAGGGCATTCCCTGTATGGGGATGGACGATAGTCAGAAGGCGGCGTTTGATCCTAACGATTACGACTACTTTCCGGCAACGTACCTAGACAACCCGATCTTTGCCAACGATCCGACGTTCCTCAAGAATCTGGAAGCATACCCGGCAGACGTGCGCGATGCGCTCAAGTTCGGCCTGTGGGGAGCGGCTGGCGGATACTTCAGAGGAGTATGGGATGAGAATATCCACGTTTTCAAGGATGGCAGTGTGCGGTTCCCAGACTGGTATCGGCGCTGGATTTCAGGAAACTGGGGCTACGAACATCCGGCGAGCTACTACAAGCACTGTATGGGGCCGAACGGGGAAGTTTACACATACGATGAGCTTTACACCCAACATGAGCAGCCGGAAGACCTGGCGGAGCATATCGCGGAGTGGGCGGTCGAAGAAAACGAGCACGGCAAGATGGAGATTCCACAGTTCATCAACTTCACACATTCTTTCGACGCGGAATACAGTAAGGCAACGGCGACCATGGGAGCGGATATGCGGTCTGTTAATCAGCGCATGACGCCGGTTCTGCGGCGCGAGGGAATCCCAATACCGCTGCCGAGCACAAGAGACAAACTGGGCCGCGATACGCTGATGAGGGAATTGCTCGCCAAGCGGATCAGGTACGGAGAGGATGCAAGTGGACACCCGTTGGAGTATCCAGGCTGGATGGTGAGCGATAAGTGTCGCCAGTTGCGCCGGGTCATTCCGCTGGTGAAGTCAGATCCGGTGAAGGTGGAGCAGATCGAAGGTTCGAGCGACGGCTCAGACTCTCCGCTTCAAGGTTCCGGGTACGGTTTGTATGCAATCTTTGGCCGTCCGGCGTCCAAACCGTTGCAAGTGAGGCAGCAGGAGTATTATCAGAGCTTGAGTCCCAAAGCGGACATGACGGCAAAGAGTGTGCTTATGGCAAAATGGAAGCAGGACAACAACCCGAGGAAGGGGTCGGCATGGGCAGCGCGGCAGTGATCTTTGTTCTTTTGGTGGTGATCGTGGGAATGGCGATTGGCTGGAACGCCGACCGCGTGAAGAATAAGCCCGTCAAGGAACAGCTTGAATGGTATAAGGCCCAAACCGAATACTGGGCCGAGCAGGGAAAGCGAATACCCATCCTTGAGGCAGAAATTCAGCGCCTCCGCAAGATTCCTTTGACACACCCCCTGGAAAAGGCAGACAATTCAACCATCAAGGCCAAGTCTTCGGCGGATGTGCGCCGGCTGACCGAGGCGGCGTTTGGGCTGAAACCTGAGATTGGAGTATCGAATGAAGACGAATGAATTCGCACAACTCTTGCAGAATGAGTTGATTCTGCCCCGTGACCCGCACTTGGTGGCCCGGTTTATCGCGCTTCTGGACGAGTATTTCGCTACGGCTGATCCGCTTGAGCCTACCGCTGCTGATGGCGTCAACGTCGTTGTGCAGGAACCGAGTGTTGCGGACCCTGCTCCGGTGGAATCTTTGCCAGAATCGACCGAAAGTGAGGCCGTCTAATGGCGCGAGATGGCTTTGATGGACTCGGCAAGATGCGCGGCGGGGAGCGGAACAGCAGCTACGTTCCCAAGCCGCATGGCGAAACCAAACCGCACGAATCGACTGAAGAGCAAGAGAAGAGCGACGGCGGCAGTGAACAGGTTCACAGCGTCCATGACCACGGCGATGGGACTTTCCACACAGAACATCCTGACGGAACCCGCGAAGAGCATCCAGACCATCTGCACATGCTTGCGCACCTTGGCCACAAGGTAACGGACGGCGACAAGCACCACATCTTCCACCACGACGGCATCTCTGCCCACTCGCACTCGATTGACGAGGCGGGGAATCACGAGGATCATGGCGAACACAATACCGCCGATGAAGCCAAAGGCGCATTGGATAAGTTCTTTGGCGAAGAGGCACAGGAACCGCAACACGCGCACGGCGAAGAAGAGAACGAGGAAGGCCCAGTAATGGGCGGAATGTAACAGGGCAGAACGCCCAAGGAGAAT